CCACTTAATAGAATCAATAATATTAAACTAATACTTACTCTTATCATTCCAGTCATAAATCTGATCTAATTTTAACTTCACTTCATCTGGTGACATATCTTTTAGGTCTGCAACTTGAGCAACCATCTTCTTATAATCTCTACTCTTTTCTTTGAATCTTTCTGCCTTCTTTTTTTCTCTCTCTAGTCTTTGTTCTAAAGTATATTGTTTCTCTGTTTTAGCGATTTCTCTTTTTCTTCGCCATTGTCGTAAAGATATATTGGCAGCGATTAATAGAAGTACAGCTAATGGGTCAAATACAAATATGAGTATTAATATAACAACTCTAACAGCATGGTCAAACATATCTTTTGCGTTCTCACCATAGATTAACTCTGCCACATATTTGATTGGTCCTACTTCTGCTTCTATCTTATCTTGTTCTAGTTTTAAACTACCTTTCTTATCGGATAATTCAGCAATCTTATCACTCGCCTCATTTATAGCAAGTGTCAATGCGTCTCTTTCAGGTTTTTGTTTCTTACGTTCTTTTAAACCTCTGGTCACATATTCTTTATCAATATAAACTTCTAATGCCTTATCTAATAAGGTTAATGTATTTTGTGATCTTTCTATGATAATTTCTTGTGACTTTATTTGATTGTCTAATAATTCTATTTTGATATTATTACTAGATGTAGGTTTGACTTGGTCTAGGTGTGCCTTTGATAGAAAACCAAAGATACCTAATGATGTTATGAATACTAATACTATTATGGCTATAAACAAATAACTTTTTAGTAACCTGGGTACATCACTATTCCAATTGTGATACAGCCAACTAGCCGCAACTAGTTTACCAACTTCTAATGCTGATCCCATTAAGATAATAGGTACAACAGCACCAGCAAACAATGTCGCTAGTCCTACGATGGAATACCCAGCCGCTATAATTGATATAGATATGGCCGATAAAAATGTTAATATCGTTAGAAACATATTATTGATAGTCTTTTCTAATTTTGCTTAATATACTTTTGATTTTTGAGAAATAATCTTTATCAGATGCATATGCGTCAAGTGTCTCTGTTAACATAAAAGGATCTGTAATACCGTCTTCTCTCATCTTTCTATATTCTTTAAACGCACTACTATTATTTAGTATGTTTATATAGTTCAATACACTATCACATTCGTGCATATAAACTTTTACACCCCACTTCTTTGGATTATTTGATGGCAACATATGAGGCTCTTTTAAATTGTATGTTCTTATACCAAATAGATTATTACCTTCTTTAGCAAATCTACTTGTACCCCAACCAGATTCTAATGCTGCTTGTGCTAGTAATAGTTCTAGGTTTACTTCTTCAACATTATTGTAAAAATAAACATAGTCAACACACTGTTTAACATTAGATAAAAACTGTTTGTTATTATTAAATTCAAAGTTGGGTCTTTTTGGTAAGTTATCTTCTGCTAATGATTGATAATGATTCCAAGTAAACCCACAAAAGGTCACTATGGTCACAACCATTAATGTTCTAATTACATTCCTCATTTTTTTATAGCAATATATTCGTATCCTGACCATTCTACACCATCGGCATCAAAAAAACTTGGTACTTTCTTTTGAAATAGATGTACATGCTTGTGTAGTTTTTCCATAGCTGCGAATATTTTGTTTGATTGTTTTTCTGTGAAGTTATCTAGTACATCTTTTCTAAAATTACCTAGGTAGTAAACTTTACTTGTACCACTACGATTACTTGGTTTGATTAAATTTTCTAATTGTATTCTCGCCTCGCCTATTCTTGCTCGTAAATAAGGATCAAGCTCTTTCCCACTTCTCACACCACTCATAATATATCTTTCTATAGGTCTAAACCTATCTTATTTAATTTTGGCCTAAAACTATAAAATAGTTTGTTATGATTTCCAGTATCACCTACATTGGCCATTTGGTATAGGTGTACCATTTCGTGTCCTAAAGTGTCCACAAAGTCTTTTTTATTTCTGTAATATGGTAACATTTCTAAATGATAAACTCTGGTACCTTTTCTCTTCCACTCCCAAGCTATCACTTGACCATAACACTTCTTTTTTGTTTCGTCACTATAAATTTTTTTAATTAACACATCATTGAAAGGTGATAATAGATTATTGAATACAGCTTTGTTAATGATCTTAAAATACTTTTTAATGTCTTTGTAAGTAGTCTTATATTTACGATTACTTACAAGTTCTCGTTTCAATACTTTTTTTATCACTGATGTGTTTCTTTGTTTTGGCATTCCTTATCTCTAATCTTTGAATCTTTTAATAATAAACATTTGTGTTTCTTATCAAGGTCAAGTCTTAACTGTGTCATTACGGAATCCATAATATAAGGTAAGTGCTTTTCTAACACACCAACCATTTGTAAAGCAAATGTGTGTGCCATTTTATTCATTTCAGCCTCTAACAATTTCTGGTGGTCTATATCAGTACCTTTAATTGTTTCTGATACAACATGACCAATCACGGCTGTGTTATACTCGTCTGCTTTAACTGAATTATTTAAGGTGGTTAAACCCAACCATAATATCGTTAAAAATACTATCATTGTTTTCATTATATATTTCTCTCTTTCATATTTATAATATACACTAAAATAGAGGGTTTGTCAACAGGTATTTTGCTAGTATTTACTGGAATTTAGAGGGGAACAAAGGGTGAACATCAAATGTCGCACCCTTTATTTACTATGATTCTATGGTCGTACAAATTCAGCGTTCCAGCCAAATGCTTCTTTTACCATATCTGATGTAAGACCTTTATAAGTCTTATTTAAAGTTCCATTCTTTACATCTATTAAAACATCTGCATCTTTTTCATGTAGACCTTCTAATATTTGTATGAATAATGTTTCTTTTCTTATTTTGGTTAGTTCGTTGTTACCACCTTTAATAAAGTTATATAACCTTTTTGCTTCATTGTCCAACCAAGTGTGTTGTGTTCCTTCTGGCGCTTCGTTTCTAATGAACGGAGGTATTCCAGGAGGTAAATCCCACTCTACTTTTGGATCAAATGCACCTTTAAGTAACATTCTCATCGCTGGTGTATCGTATCTTTTTAATACTGCGATCTTATCTGCTTTTACTTTAGCGTTATTAACTTTGGTAAAGATTTCACTCATTAACTCTTTACCTGAACCAGCAGTTGTAGCCATTGCTTCCATTGCTTTTGGTGACATCAAGTTAGGGTTTCTTGCTCTTTCTTCAGCCATTTTATTTCTCCATATATATGTTATCAAAAATCATTAATATTTTCAATCAATGCTTTTAGCTTATTATCTATAAAGTATTGTAATAGTAGCGATCTATTATTATCTTTATAGTTCTTGTAATTATTTATAATACTTGTTTTAATGTCTTCTGGTATCATAGATAAATCTATTAATTTTTTATTACGTTCAAAATACTTTCTTGTTTCACTGCCAAGAGGTATATTATCTGTATCAGCCCACTCTGCTAATCTTTTTTTGTTTATAGGCTTCTGTCTTTCGTCCCTTAAAAATATATCATCATCACTTAATATATTTGGAACACCATCTGATCTATCACCTTTAATAATCTGTTCTCTTAAAAATACAATTGGATCAGCACTCTCGCCCATAAAACTTTTTAACAGTGGACTATATTGGTATACATCACCATAATGTTGTAGTTGAATAAAATCTTTGTCACCAGATACAATTAGATACTTGTCTTCTTCTCTCATAGCGACTAGTGTGGCGATTATATCATCTGCCTCACACTTCTCAACGTGTAATATTTTATATGGCATATTTTTTGTAAGTTCTTCTCTTATCTCACTCATAATACCAAACACACCACTCCAATCAATCTTACTTTCAACACGACCTTTTCTTCTTTGATGTTTGTAGTTTGGAAATATATCTCTACGCCATGGATCAGCAGCATCAGCAGCACATACCAATGTACCAAACTCATCTTTAAACTTCATATTGAATGCTCTTATTGTATTTAAGATAGAATGCCTTACTGCGGCCTTATCTGGTAACTCTGATATATCGCCTCTACTCTGCGCCATCAGGTTTGAAATCATCACTTGGTTTAAATCTATTATAATCATTGTAGCACTCCTATATCATCTGACATTTTAGACCAATCTCTACATATGTCCATTACTCTTTTTCTAAATTTAAAATTAATAAACTTATCATCTATTAGTGTTTCAAATAATTTATCTACACCAGCACCTAGTTGTAGATTTATATGTTTCTTAAATTTAAACTTCTTAAATTCTTCAAACGCATTTACAACATGATGTTTTTGAAATGGCTTGTTTACTTCTTCCCATGTCATATTGTAAAAGAAATCCTTGACAGTCATTGATAGATATGGTGTAATCAATTGTTTCTTATTGTTTCTGGCAATCAATTCATGCCATAGATAACCTGCTTGATTGTTTATATCATAATAATTATCTCTAAATTCATCAAACTTTTCTTTTGATTTGCCTGGACCATAATGTAACATAGCCTTTTTAGATATACCATAATAACCATCAGCAGCCCAACCCGATAGTACCACTTCTTCTTTTATTTCTGGATACACATATAGAAATGGAAAGCAACATTCAAAATGTGTTTTCTTTTTACA